GTTTGCGTTATTGCTGACCAGGGCGAGGCGTTGCCGTCACCATGACCAAAATCCCCCACGATCTTGATGTAGTTCTCGGCGTTGGCCAGAAAAGAAAAGGATCCCTCGGGATGAACCCGGATTAGGTTCTTGGGGTAGGTGTTGAGCGGCTCGAGATTGTAGTCAGTGCCCGCCGCCCAGGTCTCGCCGTCGTGAGTGTAGTCGCGCTCGGAGTCCATCGACAGCGTCGTGATCGCGTTTATATCGTCGGGGATATACGCCCGATCGGTGGTCTCGCCGGTGTGATAATATCGCGTTTGCCCTTCGTGGATGAAGAAGTGCCGGCCGCAGAAATCATCGATTGCGCGGCTCGCCGTTATGAGCAGATCGATCCAGGTGGCATCGAGCGAGGTGTCGGCGGTCCAGCCGAGCAGCGCTTTCAACTGCGTCAATGTCGCGTAGGCGTTCACGGGCTAGGCGTCCTCGTCGTCGTCCCGGTCCGCATCCTTGGCTTCGGGCTCGTCGGGCGCGTCCTGCACTTCGGGCTGCACCAAATCCTCGGGCAAACCCATCGCCGCGTTGACCGCCGGCAGCACATGATCGCGGATGAACACTGCGGCGGCTTTGCTCGCGTTGCCCTCGAAGTCGAGGCGGCCGTCGTCGCGGGTGAACAGTCGGTTTTTGTCGCCTAGTTCGATCTGCATCTATCGTTCCTCGGCGGGTTTTTTGTCCGCGGTTTTGCTCGGCTTGGTTTTTTTCTTGGTCGCCGGCGGTTTCTGCTCGGCGGCCTCGGCCTGGTCGGTCTCGATCAGGCGCAGGGCGTAGTCGTCGGGAAAGTCGACAATCTCGCCCGGCCGGTAGCTCTCACGGTCGCCCGCGATGCTGGTTGTTAGCTTAATCTTCATGTCGGGCCCTCTTGGTAGTCGGCGGCGCCGGTCAGGAGTGAAACCGGCGCCGCCTTGGGAATGGGTGGCTGTTAGGCCTGGGTGAGTTTGGCGATCGCGGCCGGCACCGTCAGCGCCGAGTCGTTTCGTGCATAGAAACGGAAACCGACTTGCCCGTTTGCCGCGTAGAGCTCATCGAGGCGCTGCATGTTGATGCCCGTGCGATCGAAAATATGGTGATATTTGAACGCACCAAAGAAGATCGACTCGAGCCCGGTCGTCGCTGCCGGCACATACGCCGAGGTGTAGACCGGGTAGCCGTTCAGCGTGCTGGGATCGCTGGCCTGCAGCGAGGGCTGCCACAAAGGCCGGCCGTCGCCGTCTACCAGTTTGCGCACGATCTTGAGCGTGGCATCCTGCATGATATACGACGCATCGCTGCGGTAGGCGCGGCCGACCGCAAACTCGAGATCGATCAGTTCCAGCGCCGTGACCGTGGTCGCGCCGGCGGCCGTGATGTTCTGCGTGACATCCGTGATAAAGCCGCGGGGCTCGCCCGAGCCGGATCCGGCGATAAACTTCTCTTCCTCGATGTCGGCCATCGACTCGGCGCATCGGGTCTCGATGTAGCCTTCGACGTCGTAGTCGGCATCGGCGAGCAGCTCTTCGGAGACTTTCACGAGGCGCTTGCACTTGTGATCGTCGACCGTGATCTCGGAGAAAGATTCATCGTCCTCAGAGTAGGCCGAGGCCTCGGCGCCGTAGGTCGCGACGCCGTCGTCGTCGCCGACCGGGATGTGCCGCGTGCCTGCGCCCTTCGTGCCTACCGTGCAGATCTGGCGCATGAAGTTGCGCTCGCGGCGCTTGCGGATGATTTCGGCCGCCCACTCTTCGGGCACCAGGTAGCCGCCGACGGCGTCGGTGCCGACCGACATCGCGCGGGTGACCTGGGCGAATACCGGATCGTGAATCGCCTGACCGTTCTTCTGGCGGATCAGGCTGTTGACAAATTTCTCGCGGTACGCTGAGAGCGCCGCGACGTCGCGGCAGTTTTCCGGGGTGATAATGGCCGGGATTGCGCGCTCGGCGGCCTCGGGCGATTCGGCCGTGAGGCGCTCGTTCGCCGGACGGTTTGCGCGCTCGAGGGCGGCCTCAATGTCGCGGCCGAGCTCGTCGCGCTCTTCGAGCGTGCGCACCTGCTCCATCGCGGTGTCGGCCTCTTGGTAAAGCGCATCGATTTGGCGGCTCAGCTCGTCCGAGGGCGATCCGCCGGATTTGGTGACGAGGTCTTGGGCGCGCGTATAAGCGGCTTCGGCCTTGTCGATCAGGTTTTTAATCATGGGTTTTGCCTTTCGCTGTTTCGATTCTTTTTTTCAGTGCGTCCCAATCGCGCGCGTTCGGCTCGGTTTCGTCGGCGTCGGCGCTGCCCTCCTGGGTCTCGGCCGAGGTGTCGATCGTCGCTTCGTCGCTCGTCGGGCTTGGGTTTTCGTCGCCGTTTTGCAGGCTTTCGGCGCTGGTCTGGCCGCCTTCAACAAAGGCGCGCACCAGATCCACCAGCTCGCCGGCCTGCGCGGGTTCGATCACCCTGTCTATATGTAGGGTCGTGCCGTTGCGCTCGGCGTCCTCGCGCACGCTGACCTCGGTCGTGTCGTACCAGGGAAAAGTGACCGCGGATACCTCGTAGAGCTTCACCTCGAGCAGCTCGCGCAGCCAGGTGTCGCCCTCGTCGTTTTGCGTCATTCTCTGCCGTACAATGTCGAATCCGAAAGACATCTGACTGACCTCGCCGCCGGCAATGGCCGCGACGGCGTCCTGCGCCCACGTGGTGCCCATGTTTGGCGTCGCCCGAATCCCGAGGCCGAGTTCGTCCTCGAAGAGCTCGAGGGTGCCGGCGTCGGTCGATGCGATCGGCTTGGCGTGGTCGTGGTTCCAAAGCAGCACGATGCGCTTTGCCTCTTGCAGGGTTTTGGTGAATGCGCCCGGCCGTATAATTTCGCCATGAGCCTCGTGGTTAAAGCGTGCCGCGTAGCCGGTGATGGTCGGCGCGTCCTCGTCGCCCTCGGTCCGCACGTTGAAGTCGGCGAGCAGGTTCGATTGTCGTTTCATGGGTTCCCCTTTCAGTTATGCCGGCAGCACGACACAGTCGCAGCCGCGATGAATCGGCGGGTGTTTGAAGTTCTGAGGCGCGCTGTATATGCCGGCCTCGGGTTTGTCGGGATCCCCTATGGTCTCCCCTTTGCTCATAAAGTCGGTTCCGATCGATACGACGCGGCCGTCGAGCTGATTGCAAAATGGGCAGCTATTGCCAAGCGTGCGCCACACGATCCGCGTCACGCCGGCGCGCTTCATAGAAAAGAGCGCAAGATCCTCGCTCACATCGTGCAGGGTGCGATCGGTGAGCTTGTCCGCGCGGGTGTCGCGCCATTCCCGCATGCGCTGCTCGACGGCATCGCGCGCCGCGCTTTCGCTTTCGGCCTTGTCGACCAGGTCGCGTAATTGATTGGTCGCGCTGCGCACCTGGTCGCGCGCGACGCGCTCGAGGGCGGTCTCGATGGCGGCCGGCATGTCGCTCGGCGTTTCGATGTTCAGGTCGGCGAGCATAGACTCGGCGATCGTTTCACCGTAGGCCTGGATCGTTGGCCCGATAATGTCCTGCACGGCCTCGGGCTGCTTGTCGCCGTATTCGGCGAGCCATTCGAGGAAATCCTCGCGGGTGCGCTTGCCGAGCAGTTGCGCGGCCTGGCGCTCGATGTCGCGGGCCTGGCGTTTCACGACGCGATCGATCGCCTGGCGTATGGGCTCAGAAAAGCGCCGGCGGGCGGCCAGTCGTGAGCGTGCGATCTTGTTCGCGTCGTCGGCGCGGGTATCCGTGCCGGCCAGGGCGCGCAGCTCGCGCTCGGTGGCCGCAGGCTCGGCGTTCTCGTCGCCGGCACTGAGCTGCGAGGCCGGCGCCATGTTCACCATCACGAGGTGCTCGTCGAGCCCTTCGACCGGGTCAAGATCTTCCCATCGCCGCACCTCGTTGCGGCTCAAAACGCCGAGGGTAATACCCTGATTGTAGACTTTCCAGCGGGTCTCCGAGTCGCCGCGCAAGAGGCCGTCGAGGTTGATCTTCATATAGTGGCGGCTGCGCTCGCGCCGGGTGAATAGGTAGGCGTTCACCATTTGCTCGATCTTGCGCGCCCAGGGCATCAGGGTATGCGTCACGTATTGGATCTGCTGGTGTTCAATATTCGAAAAGGTCGCGCGCTCAAGGTCCATCAGCATAGGCGGCGGGATGCGTAGCATTCGCGAGACCTCGGGGATTGAATATTTGCGCGCCTCGATCAGTTGCGACTTGCCGGGGTCCGCGGTGATTGGCTTGAAGGCTGATCCCTCTTCGAGTACCATCACGTTGTGGCTTTTGCCGAGGCCCTGGTAGCTCTCGCGGATCATCTGCTTGAAGTATTCGCGATCCTCTTTCGTTTTGAGCTTGCCCGGCATTTCGATCACGCCCGACTGGTGCGCGCCGTTCGCGTAGTATTCGGCCGCATAGCGCTCGGCGGCAATGCCGATCGCGGCCGACTGCTGATTGCGCTGGAAGGGTCCGGCGCCATGCGGGCCCGTAAAGCGCAGGCCGGCCACCGGCATGATCTGCTCGCGCGGGATCTCGATTATTTTATTTCCGGCGTGGTAGTGGTAATTCGCCCGGCCGTCGCGGATCTTGATTTCCATTTTCGGCGAGTGCAGCGGCCACAGCTCAAGCGGATCGCCGTTTCGGTTTCGGATGATGTACACATAGGCGCGCCAGTAGAAAAGCAGATTTCCGAGCAGCTGCTCGGTGAATTCTGCCTGGGTCATGTCAGGATTGGGCATTGCGTGCAAGAGGGTATAGGCCGGATGATCGAGCGCGTGCCGACGCCGGCCGTCGTCGAGGCGCTCGTAGACGATGTGCGGATTGGCTGCGATGTCCTCGGCAATATACCGCACGGCGGCAAATAGCGCGGTTCCCGAAAGCAGATCATTGTCGGAGAGTTTCAGGCCGGTGTGATTGCTGCCGTAAAAGTTTCTGTAATTCTTCGGCCAGATGTTGCCCTCGTCAAGGTCGAAGGCCCGGCCGAGCATGGTGTGCGCGCGCTGCGCTAGTGCTTTTAGCACGTTACGATCCCCCGTTCATTATTGGCTGAATAGATGCTGTCGTCGTCGATATTCAGGATCAGCCGGCTGAACATGATCACGAGCGCGACGATCCCGTCGATCTTCTTTTCGGCCTTATCCCGCACCGGCCGAAAGTTGCCGTTACTGTCAAATTTAATACTTACGTTTTGCGCGCAAAGGCGCTGCACCGGATTGCCGCAGTGCTTGAAGTCGCGACCGATCAGGATGTTCTCGAAGTGCTGCGCCGCCGGCGCGAGGTTGCGCATAGACTGCCTGACCTCGGTCATCTCGACGCCCTTGTCGAGCAGTTTCGATACAAGGTAGGTCGCCTGGTGCGGGTCGTATCCGACCTCGGAAAAAGCCAGGCGCTCGTCGAGCGCGACGAGCTCGTCGTAGATATAGTTATAGTCCGTCACATTCCCAGGCGTCAGCGTGATATGCCCGGCCTTGGCCCAATGCCGATATAAGTCGACGTTGGGATTCTGATCGTCCTGCAACACCATTTCCGGCAGCCAGAAGTGCGAGCGCGTGCGAATGTCGCCGTTCTCGGCCTGGTATCCGTAGACAAACGCGGTCAGGTCTTTTGTGCTTGCGAGATCGAGGCCGCCGAATACGTCCTGGCCTTCCATTTCCTCGACCGTCACCTCGTCCTGGGCGGCATCCCAGTCGCCGAGCGGCAGCCAGGCGACGGCCGAATTGCTCCACATATTGAGCCGATAGCGCTTCCACTGTGCGAGCTTCGAGGGCACCTGGTGCGCCTCGCGGCATTCCTCGGCGAAGGATTCCTCGTTGATCATGGTCCCGAGGCCTGGGTTTGCTTTGCGCCAGGTGGCCGGATCCTCGAGGTCGTCGCCCTCGTTTGCTTCGAAGAGCACGGCGAAAAAAGACGGATCGACGATCTGATCCTCGAGCAGTTGCTTTGCGTATTTATACTGAATATAGCCGATGGCGGTTTCGTCGTATACGCCGGCGGTCGTAATATCCAAAAAGAGAGGCTGACGACGCGCGGCGCCGCCATAAATCAGGGTATCGCGCAGCGCTGCGTTGCGGTGCGCGTGCAGCTCGTCGACGACGCAAAAGTGGATATTGTATCCCTCATGCGTTCCGTGCTGCGCCGATATTGCGGCATAGATCGACCCGGTGCGATCGAAGATCATCCGCTTTAATGTGTCCTGAATTCGCGCGCGCTTGTGCAGCATTGGCGATTGCCGCACCATACTGGCGGCCTCGTTAAAGCAGATGTTCGCCTGCTGCTGCGAGGTGGCCGCGTTGTAGACCTCGGCGCCCTGCTCGCCGTCGCCGAATAGCATATAGTTAGAGAATCCGGCCGCGGTGGTCGTTTTGCCGTTTTTCTTGGGCATGAAGATGAAGGCCCGACGGAATCGGCGCGTCCCGTCGTCGCGCAGCCATCCGAAGAGCGGCTCGACGATTTGCTGGCGCTGCCAGTCCTCGAGCACAAACGGCTGCCCGGCGAATTTCCCCTTTGAGTGCCGCAGGAAACGCGCGAAGAAATCGACGACGCGGTCGGCCGCGGCCTGGGAAAAGTAGCAGCCATCGGCGACGGCCTGGCGGTCCGAGGCCGTCACGACGCGATCGGCCCATCCTTCACTTTTAGCGCGCTTCAT